CCAACGCATCCATCTGTTTCTGAAGGAAATTCAACTGACGCAAATCAGGCATGGCAGTCCAAGATGGAGACCATCCGTAGGGGGACTTCTGCCACTTGAGGTAACGTGTTGCCATGAATGGCAACTCGTCATAGCCACTCTCACGCAAAATATGCCGGCCTTTCTCTTCAACGTAGCAGGAGGCAATGGGCTTGTTGGGACCATCGTACTTTTTCTTGTCCCGGCTCCCTTCATCACGCGGATAGACCGCATGGATGACATGGAATTTCTCGTCCATGCCTTTGCCGTTGTCTTGATTGTAGCAGTTGCGGACGCCATCAGAGACGTTTTCAATGCCAAACTGCTGCACAATCTGTCGTGCGGTCATTTCCATGCGGCGGAACATGGTGTCCACATACCCCTCGTAGTTGTCGGAAATGCAGAATGTGCCGACATCCACATTGGTGAAGGTGATGGGAAGGTTTTCTCCAGGCTCAACAAAAAGGACTGCGGTGCCGAAGCATCCTCGATCCAGGTACAATTCGTGGATTGCCTGATGGAAGTTGCTCCGGGCAAGCGTCTCCATGACAATTTCGGTGACCTCTGCAAAGTATTCCTGCACCCCATCCCCATCCTCAATGGCTTCTGGGGCCGTGAAACTGCACCAACGCGAGTCGGCGGGCGTAATGTAACTCATGCAACCGGCGGCAAGCACTTGGTTCGCCCTGACTCCTGTGGAGTCATATAGACGGGCCTCACGCTCCGAGTTGGGCGTGATGGTCGTTGCTAGGATGTAACTCTTGCGAGGCATCACAAGCTCGGCAATCTGTTGCCACATACTCATCCAGTAATTCCGGTCTGCCTCTAGACGCGACCAACGGGAAACAATCCCGGCGCCTAGCTCGGTATTGGATTTGCCCTTGGGGGTATCAACCACCTCGGCAACAGCGTCTTTCTTTGCCATTACGATCCGAGAAGCGAACCGCTGCCGGTAGCACTATTGGATGAGGTGTTAGCCCCCTGCATGAGAGACGCCTTGTATCCAAATCGACCAGCATTGTTTTGAAGAGCAGACTGCTGTTGAGCAGCAACGTCTTGGCTAGAGGCCGTCGGTGGTGGTGGTGGTGGAGGTGGAGGAGGCGGAGGCGGAGGGATGTTAATTGCTGGAGGCGGGGGTGGTGGTGGAGACCCGCCACCCTTGTTGAGCGCCAGGGTGGGCTTTTTATCAATGTTCTCTTTGGGTGCGGGAATCCCACCGGCAAGTGCCAATTCGGGCGTAAGCGCCGAAACTAAATCATCAAAAAAGGCTTCTAATCTGGAAAGCATTTAGCGGAATTAACATCCGCCTACTAACTTGGCAAGAGGAATTATGCAAAGAATCGTTCTGTTCTTTTGCGTATAACATCCCAAGAGTAAAACTTTAGCCGGTTTCTTTTCTCAAATGCGACCATTGGGAGTTGGACATCTGCCGCTTCAAAAGCCTTCCTCATGTTGCCGGCATATAACCAGACTAACCAGCAGTCCGGGTTGTCGTGCTTAACGTATGGGTTGATGATGTCTGCGTAGTCGGCGCCACTCCTAACTTTCCTACCCATGATGAAATACTGATCGGTAGAGTGAACATGACCATTGAGTAGGTGAGCTTCAAGATCCTCGGCAAAGGTGCGTTTGCAAGGCTCCTTGCTGTAGACTGCTGCTGCTATCTCAACTGGCGTCATTGCTGCCTAGGATTTTGTCATACTCACCATCACGGTAATACTGAATCCAGTAGTGACGGGCATTGCGTTCTAATGAGTCTTTATCCCTAGATCCAACGCCCCAGAGTCCTAGCTTGCAGTCAATTTGCCTGCCCTTGCCGCGTCGAATGACGCATTTCTCAAAGATAGTTTCAAGTAATTGGTGTTCTGTAGGCGTTGGCATATCTGCGGGTGTCATGTCAATGCCGTGAACACGTTGATGACCTCATGTTCAGATTTAAAGGGTTTGTGAACATTAACGTTCAAAAATAAGGAGTTTGTTGATTTTAGTGATGCCACAACGCTTCCACCCTGCTAGTTTGTAACAATATCCAGGGTTTGCTGACCTGACTTTCGGCGCATTGACATAGGTATAATGCCTTTGATTAGGCCAGACTGCATCAGCAATGGCGTCTGCCTGTCTGATAAGCTCACTACTTTGATGCGCGCTTTCGTTTCGGAAGATGGAGCAGTTGACTCCAGACTGACCAGAGTCATCCTTGAACTTTCTCCAAACAAATAGGGCGTCTCCTTCCCATGTTCGTAAGACAATTTTTTCTCCGGGTCCGCAAAAGAGTTTGGGTCTGCGTCCGTCTTTGTAGTGGATTTTACTATAGTGCCGTGAGAAGAGGTCGGCGCATACTTCGTCTCCATCTTTAGTGATCCACCAGAAAGGTCCATAGATCATCCTCTAAACCCCATGATAACCTCTGGCCTGCCCATTGGTCGTGTTCTGCGTGGGATAGCAGTTCGATCCACGACAAGGCCGGCTTTGATTGCCTGATGAGCTAGAGAGAATGAGTCTGCCCCGTGGGATGACCAATCGTGTACCGGGACGTTCTTGATAGTGACCCCATCACGTTCTTCTTTGGAGTGATAGGCATCAAGTGAATCAATGCCCTCCTTGCACCCGTCTTCGTTGAAACTGATGCGTGGGAAAGCATCCAAGGCAAGGTTGATGCCATCCCAGACTGACATCTGACGAGGTACCGGCACCACATTGGCTAAACCCCCTAGCTTGAGGGCTTCCTGCCATAGCCCTCCGTTCTCGGTAGCGGCATCATGGGGAATAAAGTGCGCCCCATATCGGTACTGCTTCTGGGCAAGCCTACCTGCCCAATCCGCCGGCGTCTTGCAATCATCTCCTCCTGACAGGGCCTCAAGGAAGATCAAACGATCTGATACCATTTGCCAGATCCAGCAGCGTTGGTTGAGGGGGGCGCCTACGTCAAAGGAGGTATAGACTGGGGCCTCTTTGAACCAGAGGATGTCATTAGATACCCTGCGCTGGTTCCGAGCCTCGGAAAGTGACTTGGAATAGATTGCCCCAGGGCGTCCAACATCAAAGGAACATTCAAACTCTTGCTCAAAGATATGAGTCGGCGTCCCGCGCTTGATGTCTGCAATTTCTTTTTCGTCAAGGATGCCAGACTCACTTGCCTTTAGGATCAAGGTGAACCAATCAGGGTCTTTTAACGCTGCCTCCCATAGCCTCCAGAATCCGTTTCTTCCCTTGGGAGTGCCAATCATGGTTGCCCCTCCATTGTAATCCGATAGCGCCGGCCTCACGACTGCCTGCCATGCCGTAGGGTCCAAGTCCCCAAACTCATCCAAGATGACGTGATCAAAATAAAGCCCTCTCATGCGGTCGTAGTTTTCGCCAGAGTAGAGGCGGATATTTGCTCCATTGGCAAAGGTCACGGTCAAATCCGCCTCGTTGATTTTGGTATCCGGGTAGGATTGCACAAACCTCTTGAGCATTGCCCAGGCGACATCCTTGGCCTGATCCCTTGTCGGGGCAATGTAGGCATACCGGCGAGGAGGGTCTAATCGAGGATCATTCTGCGCCCTTAAAATCAAATCCTGCATACAGGCAACAGTCTTGCCGGCCCTTCGATGACAGATAAGGCAGGCCCACCTTTGCTTGCGCTCCAGGTACTTTCTGAACTGCTTGCGTGGCCTGACCACTACGGCAGGGCGATCAGTTGGCGTTTCCACCTAAATAGGTAACGGGTTGAATTTTTATTGTCTGATCTACCTCCAACTTGTCCCCGTAGCGTTTGGGTGCAATTTTTGAGAGATACCACTTCCGAGCATCGATCTGGAGTTTGCTGCGCTCTACCTGATCCAACTCTGTAACCTCCATGCCGGTAGCCTTGGAGACAGTCCTCTGCCCTGGGCGGATTTCATCTGCCAGTTTGAGGATCAGTTCAGCGTGATGTTCTAATCCAATGTCTCTAGCGCGCGCATATTTGGCATAAAAACCATGATAATCATCAACCGCCCATGCCCTGACTGCGCTATGACAAGGCATCTTGTCGTCGGAGCAAATGGAAAGAAGCGATTCTCCTTTGGCAAGGCGAGAACAGATATGATCGGCAAGTTCTTCAGAATAGAGAGAAGGCCGGCCCCGCTTCGCCGGCAGCTTGGGTTCTATAACGGCAAGGGCTTTTTGTTTTTTAGCCATATTTGACAACGGTTCGATTGGCTTTTTTTAAAAAGAGTTTCCCGGTGAGGGGGTTGTCTCTGGGTTTTATGGAGGCAAGGTTATCCGAGAAGGCTTTAAAATTATCTCGACGCCCATCTCCTTTGCCCTGGCTTCTTGGCTTCTGAACTCCCATTTTTGTCTTGACGGTTTGAGTTGTTAGGTGGTTAGAATCAATTCCCGAATTAAAGCATTTAACATCAGATGTCTAGCTGATTTGGTTAATGGCTACAGATACTTTGCCCATTCTGTTGCGTGGCTTAAAAGGTGTTCTCTGTCAAAATCAAGATAAGCCAACGCCTTGTTCCTTGATTTAACTCTTGTTTTTGCTGGTGGGTGCTTAAATGTCGTCATGTATTCAGTAGTGATAATAAAAAACGCACCCTTTTTCAGTATTCTGTTAACCATTATTGGAGTTGTTGGCTTTATGGTCATTGGCGTTGGTCTTTCAAACATCATGCCGCTTGGAGTTGCTTGGAGTTGAGGTATTGAGACTGAATGTCCTTGGGCCATTCCTTGAAGGTGATGGTTCGATCCGAAACCGAGTAATTATCCTCTAGCCATGAAAGGGCATCCTGCTCGTCTACCTGAATGGGCCTTTCTTGAGCCGAGGGATGCCTTGTATCGCGTTTTCCTGCCAAAGCAGCGTAATCAATGCCCTCGTCCTCCCAACGTGCCTGATTTAGCCATGTAGCGGGATGGGGGATAAAAGCGCCTCGTTCCTTTTGCCAATCCGGGGACTGACGGGCTTTACGGATTGCGTTGAGGATCACCTCCAGTTTGGGCAAGGAGGCATTCTTCCAAGATTTCCATGCTGCACCTTTGCCGGTCTTGCGAGGGTATGCCTGCCAGAATGCTAGGAAGTCTTGTTCTTTCTCCTCTATTCTTGTCTTCTCTTTCTTCTCTAGGTCACGATTCGTGACTGGTTCGTGACAGATGCGTTTCTCATCCCCCTTGGGGGTAGGGGGTATATATTGGTTCTGGTTCTGGTTCTGGTTAGCTTTGCATCCGGTTATTGCTGGGTTAGCGGAATTAACCGAGTCGGTTATTTTTGCTAACCGACTGGGTTTTGAAGGGCGCCCTCCTCTCTGTCCGTTGCTACGAGCAGACTCCACGCGAGACTGATAGGCAGCTATCTCTTCGTCGCATCGAGTATGCTTGTAGGCACCTTCATCAAGAGTAAAAAACTCACTCAAAATGGAAACAAGTGCCGTTCTCTCCTCCTCGCTACGAGCAATGATGCGCCTGGCGAGAACATCAATATCGGAGGGTAGGGCAGCTTCGGTGTCGTAGTAGAGTTCAATCAAGTCTCGATAAATTGACCTTTCAATCCGAGTAAGGTGTCGGGTCCCGTTGTTGAAGTCGCCAATGTGGTGAGGGTAGTGGTTCATTTAGTAGGCCCTTTTAATTTCTGTGTCGTCAATTTGATGAACCAAGTCAGTATCCTTGATCATCTCCAACCAATCCTCCCCAGACATAATGACAAGCCACTTTCGACCATTGCGCTTGTGAACGACTACAGGGGTCTTTGAGCCGGCATCTACCCTTGCCTGGTCATGCCAGTTATAGGGGTTGCCTGTTTCTACTCTCTTTACTTCAAAATGTATGGTAGGTAGTTCTTCGCAAACGACATCTGGAGATTCACTTCCTCCAGAAAACTGCTGCCCTCGACGGGCTTTAAGGAAGCCTGCCTCTCGCAGCATATCGCGCCATTCGCGTTCTCCTCGGCACCCCTTGGCTCTGCTATTCATACTGCCCTCCCATGTCAAAATCATCGTTTTGGTAATCGTTGTAGGCGCCGGCAAATTTGAGGTGAGTTACCATCTTATCAACATAAGAAATGGGGTCTTTTTGGATTCTTTTTTCCCTAGCCTTACGCCATGCAATCTGACCCTTTGCGCTCTTGTAAAATCGCCTTTGGCATTCTTTTCCTTTGGCAGATTGGGCATACCGCTTCTTTACGGCCTTGCCTTGCTCGGATTGGCTATACCAAACCCTGTAAGCTGGGTTCGGTTTGCCGTTAATTGATGCTGGTGGACGCTCCTCACTCATTGGTCCATCTCCTCTGCCTGGGCGTGGCGGATCTCAAGAATGGCGTTTTTGAGTAGCAGGCAGCGCTCGTCTTCCTTGCCGTGGAAGGTCTTGAGGTGCTGGTACTGATGATAGAGGAGACCAACGGCTAACTCGGTAGCCTCGTGCCGGCCTTCAGTATACCCGTCGGCATTCCCTGCCTTGTACGCCTGATGCCAACGGTCCAGGTGGTCAATATGTCCATTATCATCCTTGCCAAGGTATCGAATGCCTTCCGTTTTCCAGCGTTGCAGCCAGAGGGGGTCTTGATTTGAATTGCTCATGGTTAATGCGATTGGGGGTTGTCTGCACGGTTTCTGGCTATCCCATCCGGGTAGCCAAGAGTGATGAGCGCCTCGCACAAGGGGGTAAATTCCACCTCCTGCGTGTTGAACTTGAGAAAAGCGTCCAAATGGGGCCACCGCTTGGAAACCATCCGCAGGGCAAACCAATCCCACCAGACGAGTCGAGCCGCATGGGGTATGATCTCGGTGGGCAGGGCGTTGATACGCTCAACCCATTCTTCCGGGGTGCGCTTACGAAGGACTGCTAATTCCTTCTTGGTTTGCTTTTGCGCCAGGGTAAGAGGCTTGCGCTTTTTCATTGTCCAGAGAGGAGTTGATTGAGACGGGCCACCTCTGCGATCTGGTCATCAAGAGCCTGCTGCAATTCACGCCGGTCCTGCTCCATTTCGTGGATCAAGGCGTAAAGACCCATGATGGTGAGGTCTGGCTTCGGAAAGCTCGGCGCTGCCGCCGGCACTTGCTCTTTGTCAAAATAGGCTTTTAGTCGGTTACTCATTGGTCAGTTCCTCCCAGAGAGTTCTGAAAGCGAGTTCTGCTGTTGCTGGAACAACTCCATTTCCGAGGAGTCGGAGTTCGTCGGTTCGGTTGTCACAGGAGACGTAGAGGTGTCCATCACTTGACTCCCAAGGCGCAGGATCTTCTTGCCATTGCTGACTTGGTATCCTGTGCTGTTCTGCGCCTCTGGTGTCATCCAGTTGCCCCCAGTCTGCATAACTTGCTCCGACAGCTTCCCTGTGTTCATTGACTTCCCCCAATGACCCTTCATGGGAGTCTTTGTCAGATCCCGTGTTGGAGTTATGGTATCCATCACATTCGGAGTGTTCCAATTCTGTTGCCCCATGCTCTGCATCGGCTCCGCTATAGGAGTGATTGGGTTCACGCAACTCGGCATGACCCACCCCACAGGTAGTCCCATTAGGGTTTCCACCCAGCGAGGGTTCAGCTTGCCCTGCGATTTCTCCACATGAATTGATTGGCTGCTCAATGGAAGGTGAAGGTTGACTCCCTTCTGTTTCTGAAACTCCGCCCTCTTGCTCCAGGATTCCAAATCCTCTCCCGACTTGTAATCCCGTGCCTGTGGGGTCGCCCACTTCCCCTCCCTCCTGCATTGGTCGCCCAATGGTATCCCACCCTTGTTGTTGGGACGGGAGTTGTCCGTTGCACCCGCCCTCGGAGTCGCCCAAGTTCCCACTCGATAAACGACATCCTCCCTCAAGTTCCTGCATCCCCCCTTCTTCAGATTCCTCGCTAATGCCTCTGGAGATTTCGGAGGAAGGCAATCCATTGTGTTTGGAGTCGCCCATGATTTCTGCTCCTCCATCATTGCTTGAGTCGGAAGACCCACCGAGAATACCTGACCCGTCGCTCGGATGTTCTTGCCATTCCGAAGAATGTGATTCTCCACTCCTCGGTAATCCCGGCTCTTTGGAGTTAGCCACGACTCTTGGCGGCTCCCACTCGTATTGCGGTTGCCCTGGTCGGCTAGGCCAAGTTCCCCACGATTCGCCATTCCAGATAGACTTTGGCCCATCTGCCCCTTGTCGTACCTCCCTGCCTTCTGCGCCTCCATTGCACATGGCGTGGGCCAACAAGTTGCTGCCCTCGCTAATGTGTTTTGATGACCTGCATCCAAAGCTCTCTGGTTGCATTCTCTGTCTCCATCCTTCCAATCCCTCGCATTTGCGGTGGGCCATGATGAATACCCGCTTGCGTTGATGAGGAGCGCCGACTTCACTCGCGCTAAATATGCCCCACGACGTTCGGTAACCCGCTTCTTCCAAATCGCTGATGACTGTGGAGAGTCCCAACGAAACGTGACCTTCGACGTTCTCGCAGAAGACGCAAAGAGGTCTGACTCGTAATATCCAGTTGAGGACAACGGGCCAGAGGTGTCTGGGGTCATCTGCTCCTCCACGCTTTCCTGCGGCAGAAAATGGTTGGCATGGATAGGAAGCGACAAAAAGGTCAATTCGATCAACGAATGGTTCCCATGGGAAGGCGCGGCAATCCGACCAAATGGGAGCCGCCTCCACCCATCCGTTTTCCATTTTCGCAAGAAGGTTTTCGATTGCGAACTCTTCGATCTCACAAGCAGCGACGAGGCGCAGATTTGGGAGGCATCGTTTAAGTCCGAGATGGTTTCCACCATACCCAAAGAACCATTCAACCGTGTTAATTGCAGGGGTAGAATCCACATGGCTCATGCGAGAACAAGCTCCCCTTGGTTGAGGCTCCATGACGGTATGTAGTACCGGCTATAACGCTTCGCGTTATGGGTGACGGTCTCCTCGTAGATGTCGTGACCTTGCTTGCGGAGGTCGTGAATCCTTGCGGCTAGGCGCAGGCACCCGTGCTGGTTTAATGCCTCAAGTGCCGTGAGTTTCTGACCAGAGAGAAGCGCCTCTAGGATCGCCTCATTTTGGGATGCACTCATTTAGCCACCCCCTTCTTGTCCTGCACAAGTGCCGTAGTTCCTTCGCCGGTGACAAGCTCAACGGGGAGGGGATTCTTGGTAAATCCCTCCCAGGCCTTGACCATCTTGGTTGCGTCAATTTTTACAAACTGCGCAGCCTTGGTAAAACCAACCTCCTTAACGACATCCCGCAGGACTGCCTCAACATCTGCAACAGACTGCGTTCCCTTGCGGGTCTGAACCTTCCAACCGGGGACAGCAATGCCTGATTCTAGCTTCTGCTTCAACGCCTCCTTGATGCCCCAATCTTCAAAGATGCCCTCAAGTTTCTTAAAGGCATCCATATAGGCTTCGGGGCGGATGGCGGCATCCTCCTGGGTGAAAAGGAGCTTCTCCCTAACAGGCGTGATTGCCTCACTTGCCGGCATGGTCCAGACAGGACACTCCTTCCGCTTTGCGCACCAGTTGCAGAACTGGTTCTCGCGGGGATTTTCAGCTTTGGCCTTAATCCTTGCAATAAGGGGCCAGACAACTTCCGCTGCCGACTCCCTTGTAAAACCTATTGAATAAGCCTCGTTCTCATCGTCATCAACAGGAACAATGACTGCCTCGCAAGACTCCTCGTCCTCCTGCTCCATGAGCATCAAGGCGTATGCCGCCATTTGGTGATAGTAGGAAGAGGCCGGTTGTGACCCGGATTTCCAATCCACCAAGACAAGCATTCCACCTTCGCTGCGACCATAAAGGTCAGCAGTACCAAAGGTGACTTGCTCTAAATTGTCATCAAGCAGTTGTAGCTTCTCCTCAACGGCATCAACCCTGACAATGTATTTTCTGGCTCGATCCCATGCCCTTGCAAGCAAAGGGTCAGTTGGCTTTTCGTTGCGCTCAAAGGCATCAGCAAGAGGTTCATGGATCTTTTCTGTTCCACGCTTTGCGGCAGGTCCGGCAGGCTTGCCCTCAAAGTGAAGGCACTCGTTGAGCTTGTCCAACTTTGACGGGGAAAGGGTGGCATGGTGCCCAATCCCGTGAACCGCTTTAACAAGTTGCCTCTCGTTAGGAGTAAGGTTTTTCTTCATGCTGCACCTCCTTCCAACTTCAAGATTGTATCGGCAACGGCATTTAAGAAACCGCTTGTCTGAAGTTTCTGAAGCCGTTCACAAACCTCTACAAACTCTGATAGGCGCTTAACTTCCTCTTGGTGTTTATCGTCAAAAAAGAATCGACGAACATCTCCAAGAGCAGTCAGGAGTTGCTTGTTTTCAAACTCTGCGATTGAACGCTTTGACCTTAAAGAAGCAATCTGTGCATTGATTGCCTCTTCAACATCAAACCAAGACTTTTTTTGGTGACTTGCAAGATACTCAATGGCTTCACAGGCTTCTTTAGCCCTTTGAACTAGGGTCTCTTGTGCCTCAACAGATGCACCATGCTTTTTAGGCATTAGTCGCACCATTTCGGTTGAAAGATTTTCATCAAACTCTTTGTCGAGTTGCTTCTGAAGTTGACCGTCAGGGATATTGGTTTTAGCCAATACAAACTTGATGTTTGAGTCGCTCATGCTGCCTCCTCCATGCTGGCGCCGACTGCGAAGGCAATGACTTGAGGCCATGACTTCTTGAGGCGGCGTAGGATTGCCGGCTTGATGTCGGCTAGGTACTCAACCTCGGAGTTGATTGCGTCCTTGGATCGAAGGAAGCCGACGATCTGCTCCTCGGAAACCTTGTCGTTCTCGGCAAGCTCGTAGATAGCCTCAAGCGGGTCTTCTTTTTCTGGCTTTGGCGTCTCAATGAGTTGAACCACCTCCTGCTCAATCACCTCTTCCTTAATCGGGGGAAGAGACGCCTTGACCGCTTGAAACTTGCCAGTAGCGGGGCGGGTATCAAAGTCCTGCACCTCCTCGGCTAGGTACACTCCGTTTAGACAAGCAGGAAAGACCGCCCTGACGCCCTCGGCAACCGTCCTGGCCGACAGCATGGCAGTTGGGTACTGCTTCCAAGTCTGCTTGCCGGTGAGACCAGCGGCATTGGCCCTTTCCATAGTCCATGAGACTTGGAGGGTGCCTCCAGCAGGGTGTTGAAACTCTGCCGCGCACTCGTTGTCGTTTCTAACTAGCCATTGGATCTTGCCGCCGGCCTGCTGGAACCTCGCAAGTGCCGCCTGACTCTTGAGAGCAGGGCGCCCCTGGATGATGTCAAACTCGCTTGCAACGGATGCGGGGTGCCGTCCCTCGGACTGCGCCACAAGCATCAGGGCAACTGCCTGATCAGGTGACTTGATGCCGAAGAGACCACTTTTTGAAATGGCCTGGGCCATGCGTTCCATATCGCTGAAGGGAACCTCTTGCTTGACCACAAGTGCGGTCTGGTTATTCATTGCTTTGGGTGTTCTTGACGGTTCACTCCCGGGCTACCGAAGGTCATCTCCCTGCAAGGAGGTGGCCTTCATGTTGTTGTTGTCATCCAGACGGGCGCTGACGCGACCCAGAAAGAATGCGGATATAACGACTCCTAGCGAGAGGAGCAGGGTGGTGTAGTTCATGTTCGGTATGTTTTCTGTTGTTTTGTTTGGGTTGGACTAACGACTAACGGCTTAAAAACGTGTTGTAGGTCATGTACGAGGGGCGCCGTTCGGGGTTATGCGCTGCCAAGTACGAGCGAATGTGGGATAGGAATGCGCGGATCATTTGAAGCGAGTTGCGACAACTGCCATCACCAGCATTCCGAAAAGGCCAGAGGCGCAGATGAAATCTATGGAGGTCATGGGTTTAAAATGTTGCGTATGATTACGGGTTTATTTATGACTCCGTTTCCTCTTCAACTTTCTCCCCATGAATCATTTTCAATATGCTCCGCACATAGTTGGAGACGGGTCGGTCATGGACCGAAGCCTGCGTTTTAATTGCTTCAAACAGAGCCGGGTCAACGGAGACCGCGATTGTAACCTTTTTTGTTTTCGTCATGTTGTTGTGGGTTAGGTTTGTAGCTCCCACTATTCATGACATATATTGCCAACGCACATATGCCTCAAATAAGCGGATTGCTTACGGCAGACTACAACTTTCAATTAGAGGGTCAACATTTTTTTAAAACTTTTATAAAAAAACTTTTACTCTGATAGTTGCAAGGCTTTAGCGATAAAAGCACCTCGCGCTTGGTCGCCTCGGAGGACATCGAGCTTTTCCCAACTTGCTTTGTTCATGGCAATAGAACGGGTGATCATTGTGCGGCCTTTGGCAACTCCAGGCTTTCTTCCAGCGCCGGTTCTTTTGCCGCCTTTTGCTTTTCGGTAAAGGTGCAATCCCAGGGCCATTCCGTTGACCACAAGCCCACCAACTTGCTCGCCTCCATAAGCGTTGGAAACAAGCCGGCGAATGGTTTTCTTTGCAGGGTCTGGTTCACCTGGAACCCACTTTCCATCTACCTCTACGGAAGTGAGGGGTTTTAGGGTGATCCACCATCCTTGCCTGCTGGTTATGCGGAAGTAGCTCCACAATTTTGTATCGGTTCCGATTTTGGCAACCACAGTATTTCCGCGCACAAAAGCGTTAACGTTCATGCAACAACCCTCGCCCCATATTGAATCCTGTCAACAGCCTTTTCAATAAATGCAAACAACAGAGTATATTGGGCATCTTAATTTAATGTTAATGTAATAGATGTTTTACTTATTATAACTATTGTGAATGTCTTATGAAGTAATGTGAATCACGCTTTTTCGTCGTACCAACTTGCTGCTCGGTACTGAATTCTGGGGGGTGTTTCGTCCATGCTTTCCCCCTGGCACCGACGCCACCCGTCGCGCCATAACGCCTTGGCAACGGCCTTGCCCAAGTCTGTAGTGAAATCCTCCTCCTCTTCGCTGGTAAACCCGTAAACCTCTTCTAGCTGCCACTCGTAGTTGACATGGTGGCAAACCTCATGAACCAAGGTTACGAGTCGAGCCTTGGGCGTCAAGCGAGGGTCAATCGCAATGGGCTTGCCCTTCACTCCAACAAACGCCAATCCCGCGTTACTTTTGAGTTTTCGCTCTACAAGGGTCGTTTTCATTTTGAGGAATGATTCGGTAATGGGGGGTGGGATAGAGTTTTGTGCCGGTATCCACTTTGAATTTTTGTTCCTCAACAAGTCCCAGGCGCCTCGCTTCCCGCAAATACTTGCCAGTTTGGGAAAGCCCTCGACCCGTTTCCCTAGCTATGTCTTCCGCCAATTTAAATCCGGGTGGTACTTGGTCGGGGATTCCCTTGCCTGCTTTGGAAAGGACAGACGCCCAATCGTTGAGGGTCATTTCCGCTTTGGGTTTGGTTAGATGGGCAGTCGCCATTGGTCGTTGTGGTTGCGTTGGGTTATGTGGAGTGAGCTTTGATTGAGGCTTTCGCAGTATTCGCCCCATAGAAACGCTTGGGTCCACGCAAAGGTGGATCTGCGGGTCTTTGCGTATCCAAGGGCATTACGGGCCGTTAGGGTGCCGATATTGTACCCTGTGCCGCCGTTCTTGGTTCGGGCGGACTGCATGGCAACCTTGTGGGTATGTCCAAATACGATTTTTCGCATTTCGTGATCGCAGTATTCCTCTGCCATGTCACGGGTTGCGGATTCCCCGTAGCAAGTGCCGTGGGTGAACCCTATGTCGGCAACTCGGTAGAGTTGTTCTATGCCATCGTAGGGCAGGAATCGGGCTTTGATGCCCTGGCAGGCTTTCTCAATACCCTCACAAATCTTGTGGGCGGCATAGGCGGTATCGGCTCGTTTGCTTTCGCGGAGCTTGTAGGCTCGATCCTCGTGGTTGCCGGCAAGGACGATATTGGGTCGTAGTTCTCGGAGATGGGTGAGGCCCGTATCAACGTCTGGGGCGATTTCCTCCCCGTGCGCTCCTGACCCTGCTCCGTTGCCAAGCATCCCGGTAAGGTCAATAAAATCACCCAAGTGAAGGCAAAGTGAGGGTACAAACTGATCCTTGAACGCTAGAACCGTCTTCCAGGCATCCTTGTCAACGTACTTGGCGTGACTGCACGAAACGGCAAGCAGTCGCTTCCACTTGTGGGTGATATTTGCCATTTAATCGGCAGAGTGTTTGTGACGGGATCTGGGGGGGTGAGAGTTGGAAAGGTCTTTGAGAAGGGTAGCTGCGTCTCGGAGGCTTATTTCTTCGGCCTCCATCATTTGAGCCAAGGCGCTGATAGCTTGGATTCGGTTGCGGAGATGGTGGAAGTAACTCACAAGGTCTAGGGTTTCGTTTTCTAGTTCGGCGGCATACCAACCGGCGCCAGCAGACCAGAATGCGGTTTTATGCTCGGTCTGCCCTTTGAGATACTTGGCAATGCCTTTGGCTGCGGCGGATTCCCATATCTCGTTGGCATCTTGTTCTGGGGTCATGCGGGTAGGAAAGTTTGGGCAAGGGCGTTGTTGCGGTTGATCCATCCTTGGAGGAATCGTTCTTTGCCCCCGCCAACGGCGATTGCTTCATAATGGCGCTCGGCTTTGGCAATTACAGACCGGGCAAGGTCTTCAATGGGGTAGACTCGGAAACAAGCAGCGCGGGTTTTTTCGCCCATAATGCCGTCAATGACTACCTCTCCGCCCTCCCCGTAGTCTTGCAGGGATCGTTGCAGGAGGCGGGTGGGGGCCTTCTTGCCCATATTGAGGAAGTAGTTTGCCATGATGGGGATTAAGAGGGACGGCAAGCCCTCTGCTGGCCTCCAGTAGTTGTCGTGGTATTTGTCCACGATTTCGGTAGGAGTGATGTCCTCCACTTGTCTAGGGATCTTGTCGTGGGCCGTCGTTAAGCCCGCTATGGTTACGCCCCCGCCATCGTTTAGTTCCTCGGCTCGGATATTGCCGGCATGGTCAGTCTCAACCTCCCACTCTAGGCAAAAAGCAAACCACTTCTTAAAAGCGGCAGACTCCTCACTTGCGGCGTTGAGGAGGTCTTGGACTTTCATTTTACTGAACGAGTTTCAGTACCCTTCCACTTGTCAAAAGATCGAAGTCCTCCAATTCCAAGGAGGGCAAAAACCAAGTTCAGAAGGTCGCTAGACGGCAAGACCGGCAGGGCAATGTGACTGCCTGCCAGAGTTGCAATCCATGTTGCCATTGGCGCGATGACAAACTGCCATGCCAGACCGAATGCTCCCACCCATCCGCAGGCAGGGCGCCACCCTGCCACAAACAGAGAAGGGGACGAGGCTTCAATCTTATTTATCTCTCGTTGCCCGGATAACTGATCGGCCTCAACAGCAATGAGTTGCTTTTCAATTTCGGCTTGAATCTTGATCTGAATATCACGATCAGGAACGAGCTTGTTGACGATGCCTCCTATCGTCGTGACCATCTGGGGAATATCCCAAAGCATAATGTTATTTTAGTATGTGCTGTTCTATCCTCTGTGTTCTCTGGTCAATCTGCTGAAGGGTGGCAAGCGCTGCGGCTAACATCTCGCGTCTCTGGGCTGCGTCTTGTTGAATTTCGGATATTTTAACATCTTGAACTTTGTTGTTTTCCTCTACCATGTCCATGCGTTTTGGCAGGACCGAATACACAGTAAAATAGGTAAGAAGAGCAACCGCACCGGCACAAGCACCGACCCCCGAAAGGGTCAATGTAACAGGGTGGGGGAGGGCGGCGGAATCAGACATTTAACATCGTCTACATGACAGATGTTAAGTTGGCAAGATAAACTACTATTCTAGGCGACTTTTCCTATTCCTTTAATGGCGTAGAAATAGGCTAAACTGACGGCAATAAAGGTACATCCCCCGGTAATGTCATCGGCTTTAAAACCTTTTAGGGTCAACTCGTACCTGACCCGTTGGAAGGCAATTTGGGTACGAGTCGGGCCAAAAAACTCCGTTGAGTCCAGTTCATGCACCACCTTGCAAGCAATGGGAAATGCCGCCATCAATATGCGGAACTCGGTTTTAATCACCTCTCGGTCGCGCCATAGCGCTTCAGCCTGGGCCTTCCAGATATTATACTGGACCTCCAATTCCTTCAGCCTTGCTTTCCATATGGCGATCTTCTCCCTCATTACGCAGGATATTGATTTGCGTAGGAGTCACAGGCAGAGAGGATGACAAAAGTCAGATACGCCTCATCGGTATTTTTTTGGTCGGCGGAGTCTTCGGGCAGGGAGGAGTTATAGGTAGCACGGGCAGCAGCAATCCCGCGAAGTTGTTCTGGGGTAAAATCAAGATTTAGTATCATGGTCGGTGGTGGGTTGGAGTGCTTTGGTAAGAACTTGGATTGCATCCTCAATGGCAACATAGCCAGCACGGGTAATGCGTCCCTGCATTGCTGGTTGAAGGGCATCGGAGACAATCTGGAGTGCTTGTTCTGGTGTCATCATACGAGTGCTATTTTTTTCATAGTTGAACCGTCACGAACCCATAGACTGACAATTCCAGAGGTCGTGTTCTTATAGACTGCACAATAGGAAGACCCGTTTGAAAATGGAGTTGATGATGTCGTAGGGTCTGATGCCGAAGAAAACCATTGAAAGCCAAAAGCATTGAAAGCAGTCACGGCAGACGTTGAAACTTGGAACATCCGACTCGTGTCCGTGCAATAAAAGTCAATCTGCTCTGCTGAATTGATACGCACTCGCCTTGCGGTTCCGGTTCCTGCCTTGGTCGTGCCAATCGTCAAAGAATTGGCGTTGGTGGTAAAATCAAAGATGCCAGCCTCATAATTGGAAGCATCGGTGCGGGTATTGAAAATTGAAAAACCGCAAGCGGTTGTTGAGTTGGCAACGGAAAGTATATTTGCCGTGTAAGCGGTTAGAATGGCATTGGTGCTACCATTGCCAACATTTGGTGTCGTTAGTGTTTTGTTGGTCAGTGTTTGTGCGCTCGTCAGCAATGTTACATTGCTGGAAAGCCTAGCATCGGCAAGCGTTCCAGAAGTCAGTGCCGAGGCATCGGTTGAACTTGCCGGAGTGGCTGCGGCCCAAGTTGTTCCATTCCATGTTGCGACTTGCCCTGTAGTTGCAGAGGATTGGGTAAGGGCAGATAAAGGGTGGGTATGCGCGGTGGGTGTCCTGCTGTCTGTTAATCGAGTATCCGATCCAAGAACGACTTGGGTTGAGGTAGCGTTACCCGAAGTGGGTACTGATTTAGCCGCAGCAGTTCCAATGTTTGTTCCGTTGACTGTGCCTTGGGCTGTAACATTACCAGTTGCAGAAATATCAACAGCAGTAAAAGACCCAGCAATTTCAAGGTTTCCATTTGGGTCGCAATCAAAAACTGCCGAGTTGGTAAGATTTCCAATAGTGAAATGAGACGCATCAACTCCGAAAGTCCCGACTCCAAACGCCCAAACGTGATCCGTGCCGGAGTTAGAGGTTATAGGTCCACCCGCACCGTAAGCGTTATTGGCAAGAATGACAGATGCCTCACCCTCGTTGGGGTTAATAACTTGGATTTGCCCGTAGCTTTCATTTGGAGACGTAATGGCAAACTTTCCAGATCCCGTAATGTATTCGCCCGTAAATGTCGGGGCATCCGTTGTGTTAAGGTCTTGATTAAACGGGTTCCCTCCACCTCCCCCAACTAAATCTAAATTCCCTGTTAGCGGGTTAAATTGGTAGCCCATGCTAGGACTTGGTTACCGAGACAAGATTTGAACCGCTGTATGCAAGCGTGAGTGTTGCAATCGTTGAGCCAGAGGCACCTCCCGTCTTGTAGACAACACCGGTTAGGTTGGAACCCGTGTAGGAGAGAGAAATGTAATCGTAGGGTTCTATGTTGAGACCAGGTAACTTGATCTGCAACGGAGCCTGGATGTCTGCTTCAATTGAATGAAGGAGACCATTGGTCGTGTTGGGGTCCGAATAGGGAGGCAGATCAACTAACAGGCGACCCGTTGTGTCATCCACCAGTAGCGGCATAGAACGACCCTGCCCTTCCCCAGATGGGAGGGCTGCGCCGGCAGTCCAGCGAATAGCCGGCTTACGGACGTATGGGTCGTTTAGGATGCTCATTCACGGGAAGGGTCGGCATTTACCCCAGTAGGAGAAGATCCGCCCTCCTGCGAATAGGTGGAGATAGTGCGGTTGGTAGATCCCTGGGTGACAACGGAGGTAATGGTCATGGAGGTGGGGGTTGAGGTTAAAGGGAGATGATACGATCAATGAGTTTCACAAACGCTTTTTGAATAGGATTGCCGGTGGGTTTGTTTTTTTCTACATTCCAAGCAATCCAGACGTCATCTGGGTGCGTCTCAATAGACAGCGAGTCGGTAGCCTCTAGGGATGCTTCGCAAGTCGGCTCGGTCATGGTGCTAAAGATGGAATGGGAGGAGGCTCGGCTAGAATGCGCTCGCATTCTGCGGTGATAGCTTTGTCGGTGACTTTTTGGGGTACTCCCTCTTCACGATAGAAGTAAGCATTACAAACGGGGTAGCCGAGATTGGCACAAGCCAGTCCCCAAATGGTTTTGAGTAGTTCTTCTTTAGTCATAATTATGCAAGTTTCCAAAGTTTTATTGTTGTCCTTTGGTCATCGCTGGAACCCCCTGCTGTCATTGTAGGGTTTCCAGCACTACCAACTATTCCACCTTCATTGTTGCCAAGTTTTAATTGAAAGACTTTTGCACTTGAAATTATAAACTGACCCTGCAGTTCCAAGTGAAAATCTGCTTGAGAACCATAAGTCCAAAACTTGTGAGTTCGAGTGACATAAGTGGAGTCGGTAAAATTATAGAGTGAAAAAATAGCTTTTTCTGTTCCCGTATAAGTATTGTATGTTGGAGCATACGGTACATCCGCAGTAAAATAATAAGTTCCCGCCTTCAAGGCAATTTGGTTACCCGCTACGGTTAGCCCCGTATTGGTTCCAGTAATGCCGGTACCAGAACCAATGTCTCCATTGTTGCCTGCGTCGATAATTTTGGTGTCCAAAGTTAAAACAATAAATGCATTTCCTGTGATTCCTTGATAGGTCGTGCTTGGAGAAGTCAACCATGCAAATTCCAAGTAGGGGTTTGCTCCTCCAATTAATGTTGATAAATTCATTAGTATATCCTCCAGGTGCTTCCGTTATAGACTGCTGCGATACGCTTGCCCGAAACATTGCAGACAAGATCCTCGCTCAATGCTTCAATCGTGTTTCCGTTACGAGCAACCGTTAAATTGTTGGTTGCCCAAGTTCGTGCTGCGTCAGCAAAAGTGATCATACTGCCGAGGGTAGGAGAGGCAGGGAGCGTGATCGTAAATGCGGATGAGGAGGTATCAGCCTCAATGCGATCTCCAATAACTGCCGTGTAATTGGCAGTTTTGCTGACCCAGGCATTTGCACCAACCGATCCAGCAAGGCCGGCAGGAGTCACAGAACCAGAGGCGACTGCCGTTGCCGTAGTTGAACCAATAAAGCTAGGGGCCGTTATGTTTCCAGTAGCATCCCAAGTAATGTTACCATTTGAAGAGAGTTTTGCAGGAGTGATTGCGGCATTTGCAATTTTTGCTGTTGTAATTGCGCCATCGGCAATGCTTGATGCCGTTTGAGATACCCAATATGGAGTGCCGCCGGCGTCACTAATACCAAGAACAAATGGCGCCGACCCAGAAGTCGTTGTCGTATTGGGAATGGAGTTTTGACCATTCTCCTGGGCAATCATGGTTAGGCGATCCAACGCCTTTTCTTGGGCCGAGGCTGGGAATCGATCCCCAGTAGTGTAAGAGGTCAGTTGTGTTTTGCTCGTTACCCGACTGACAATCAGCGTGACTCCAGAAGGGATAGCGGTTGTCGTGATGACGTTCCCGGTGCTGCCGGCCCCTCCTGTAACAGAGTAATCCGTCCCCAAAACAAGGGTTGTGGATACCCCGCCACTCTTTTTAACGACCAACAATTCTGTAGAATCAAAAAACGAAAAAGCAGTAATCGGATAGGTAGTTCCTCCCGTGGAAGTAAAAGACTGACTTGTTGCGGTGGTCGATACAGACATTGCCGCTACTACTAACGTGCAGTAACTAACGTGGCAAGCGGAATGTTAGATCACTCTCCAGTTACTGCTTTCTTGATGTTTTTAGCTACTCCAAAAGCGTCATTTGCTAAATGGGATAGCGAAGCGTAAGCGGCAATGTTTTGGTTTGCCATGCCAGCAACAGAAAGGATGGTGTCAACATCTCTCATTGCCTGATTACTTGTCCAGTCTCCTTCCCAGTATTTAGGAAGTTGCCTTGCCGTGGATGCCGCTTTGTTGAGCGATAACAGATTGTCGTTCTGGTAGTAAACCCCGCCAAGGTGCAATGCCGCTTCTTGAGCAGATGATCCCACTAGGGGGATGCCATTAAGAGGGTCTGTTGCTGACATCATTAGCAGTCGCTTCCACCCCCAATGCTTTTCGTCAAACCACTCGTCGTCGCTATCATCCTTCAAGTCCTTCCATGCGTTCCGGGCAAGGGAGCTTAAAATCCCCGATAGAATTATCGTGTAGGTTGCCGCCCTCAAAAACCTGGCGGAGAAAATCCCGTCCGTTGCTTTTGCATAAGCCAGAAGTGAAAAGTTCTTTCGAGATTCGGAAGCAAAGGAAAACGCAAGCCTTGCAGCGGGTGCCGTTGCGGTTAGCTCCCACATAGACCTAGCCCCTGCGCGGGTAGGTTGAGCAATCCTATCGCTGATACGTTCTGTTTCGTTCAAAGCAAAATCCTCGGCCTCCTTGCCGGTCATCCCATTCTCTTTGGCCTGCGAGAGTTGGTAATCATATACCATTGCAAAGGTTCCTGCCGTAAAGAGACCATCAGCAGCAGATAGAGTATTTCCCAAAAAGCGTTGGATCTCCATAACCCTGCTCGGTCTAGCGGTTGCTAGTTCCTGCATAGCCTGCTGTTCCACAACTGGCATCTGTTTAATTCGGCGTTGGATGTAGTCCGATTTGATGGCGTCTTTCCAACCAAGGTTCCCAGTAAGGAGTTTGGACAATCTGACCATGTAGGCCCTGTGAGGCATGACGGCACTTGCGGCAGCAAGCTGCGTGGACTGTAGCAGGATGGTTCCTGCACGACCAAAGAGGGCGATTTGCGCGGCTCGTCCCATGACATCGTTTACCATCTTGTTTGTCCACAGGCTTGCTCCTGCTTCCCTGACCCCGCCGGCAGTCATGTAATCTAGCCAGTTGGTGATTGCGGTTCTCCCGGCCTTTCCTGCTTTGGCCTCAATGGAATCCAAGACATCTCGGTTTCTCAAAGCGGTTCCGTATTTTGTCATAACAGGAGCAAAAGCCTTCCAATGCTCCATCTGGCGTGTATGCGACAAATACTTTTGAACTGCGTCAACCGTGATGTTGGGTTGGGCAATTGAAGTTCCACGGGTTAAGAGGGATCGAGGCGTAATGGTTGCGGAACTAAAGGATTGCCCAGTGGTAGGGTCTACCATTTGCCCAGACTTCTGCTGTTGAGGCGTCACCGATAGCGGTGCGTAGTTTTCAATGCTAACCAGGCTTATGCCGTTTAAGGGTTTGTAGACCTTGTTAATTTCTGGGTGTTCCTCGGCGTATTTTTTCAGCAGGAAGTCCATTACGACCCGTGCTTCTGGCGTTAGATTCTTCTCTAGGAAATCCACAAACTCCTGCGTGTAGTGCCATTTGGAAATGGGCTTGCCGTTCTCGTCGTAACGCCCCTCCATATGCCGGCGCCCGTCTTCCTGATTCCACATCATGATGTCCGAGATTGCCGCCATTTGTGATAACTCAATGCCCTTATATTGACCTTCTAGCTTAATAGAGGGCTGCATCATGTCGTATTGGAGTTGCTTCCCCTTGAGGGTGCTGCCGGCCAGTTTGGTAAATAGATTCTCTACTTCCTCGTATTTGCGCTGGAGGTTGTCTTCTTTCTGGTTCTCTGCCTTGCGCTGGACATCGGTAAGCTCATTGGCAATTTCCGAGTTGTCTCCGAAAATCAAGTTTATCACTTGGTCAAAACTGGAAAGGTCATAGATGGATTTGCCCCAACCATCTTTCATGCCCATCTCGCTTAACTGCTTTTGGATACGCTCTGCTTCTGTTCCTGCCTTGTTGGTTGCAGTCTTCATGGAAGACTGTATTGCCTCCCTTTCTTCTCGTTCCTTGATTTTCTTTAACTGAAAATCTGCATATCCTCTTGCCCAGGCGCTTTTAAGTGACTTGATGGCATCGGCTTTTTCATTGGAAGTTTTCCCGTTGTAGACTTTGACAATGGATGTTGACCCATCGGTTTTAGTTTTTGCCGAATACTTGGGGTCCCATGCGCCTACCTTTGAAATAAGATTGATCGTTTGGATAAGCCGAGCCTCTTCCTTGGCTTTTTCTTGGATCTCATCCCAACCGTGGGCTTCCGATCTCTCAACCTGATCAAGCTCGGTTTCCAGTTTGGCAATTTCTGACTCTAGCTTTTCGGGGGTATATTTACGGGCCTCTTTAAGTTGTGCAAAAAGAGCCTGTATCTCATCTCCGATACCTTTGGGCTTTTCTCCGGGCTTATCCTTTTTGGGTTTTGACCTCTCAAAGACTCTGTAAAGCTCATCGTCGTATTCCTTGGAGAGATACTTCTCAAGCTCATCGTCAATCATCCTGACTCGATCCTTGAAAAAATTGGCTAGGAAAATGTCGCCGGTGCCTCCACGGGCAAGGACCCCAAATCCTCCCACCTTGCCGCGCACTTCTGCCGGGAGTTGACGAAGGATGACTTCTAGCTCGGCAATGCCCTGGATGAGCTTTGCCCTGCGAATCTTCTCTGGCAATGCGCCGCCTTCCTTGAGTGCGTCTAGGATGTCTTTATTCTCTGCGAGGACTGCTTTAAAGCGCTCTTTGGCCTTCTCATAGAGTGCCATGCGCCCTTCGGCAAACTGCGTTGTGTCTGACACGGCCTTGTTGACGCGATCAATCTGCTCTTGGGATTGGATGGAAAAGGAGGTGTTGACATCTGGGGAGGATTCGGTGAGATTTTCACTTGTAAGCGCACTTCCTCTCCCTTGCCCTTCACGGGTTATACTGGATTTATCCGCTTCCCCTTTAGTGGGGGTCTTGATTCCAGCAGCTCCGATGTCAGAAATGGCATCGGAGTTTGCTTTTTCTGAAAGATATTCACGATATGGTTCTAGAATACCCGCGAGATGATCGGACAAACGAGTTGCCGCTTTAAGCACATTTTCTTTTGTCTTAAAATCATCCACTTGAATCACCTTGGTAGGTGAACCAAACTCCCTTGCTCGGAACGGGGAAACATTATGGTCTCGTATAGTGATCTTGTGTTCCTCTAAATCCCCCCAGTTTTCTACTGCATCCTTATAGGTTTCGTTCTCCGTTGGTATTTTTATGGTGATGTATTGACTGCCTGTCTTCGCATTGTGCCAATCTACAAATGCTCCTAATGCCCTAAACGCAGGCATAAAGAAACTTTCCACCAATCCTTCAACACTTCCTTTTTTGATATAAAAGCCAATTTCGTCTTCTATGGGGTCTGGCAGGGATGAAACAGCACTTTGTAATTTTCCCTTAAAGGCATCTACACCTCCTGCCTTTATTGCGGAATCGTATGCCTCGTCGCGGGCGCGGATGGAGAAGGAGGTTTCGCCCTGCTCTCCCTCAATCCTGTTGACTTCGTGTTCAATCATGGTGGCATCACTCAAGCCGATCTTGCCCTTGAGGTAGCGTTCAAACTCGGCGTCAATCTTGCCGTCCTTGAATGCCTGATCTAGCAGCTTGGCTCGACGCATGAACTCCACAAACTCGGTGTAGAGTTTCTTGAGGAATGCAACGAAAGAGGAGGGGAGGTTGGTCTGGTCAATCTTGTTACGGGCGAAGTCCTGGGCAATCTGCGCCATGCTCTCGCGCACCTCGGCATCTGTTCCAAACTTGTATTTGGCAACGCCGGCGGCAGTAGTCTGACTGACCCACGCACGGGCCTGCTCCTTGGTGATGCGACCCTCGGCAATGTCGATGTCAAAGATGCTATGGGTAAGTTCCTCAAAGGCGTCCTGTGCCGTGTAACCCTCGTTCAGCTTAATGAGTGCCTTGTATTGACCCTCGGCATAAGGGGTGATGCGACTCTCTCCAAGGACTCGCAGCTTGGCTAACTCGGCGGGATCGTTGCCGTGCGCCTCAATGCTTGCCTTGATAGCCTCAACAAGTTTTGCGTCACCATTGGCCTCGGCATCCTTGAGCAACTGCTCCGGGGTAACTTCACCTCCAAACTGCGCTTCAAAGTTTGGGAGTTTGTCCTTTCTCCAATCGGAATCTAGCAAGTCGGCAACGACATTGGCCTGACTACGGATCTCCGCTGATCCTCGGTCTGCAATGATCGTGACTGCCTCCTCTTCGTTTGCTACACGGGCAACTTCCTTGCCGGCAGGGTCACGCACAATCCACTCGTTTGTGCCGTCCGCCTTGGTATTGACTTCCACGGTGTCGCCGGCTTTTGACTGCTTGGCCTCGGAAATAGATGCCGCTAGGAGTTCTTTCCCTGCGGTGATGTCTGTCTCGCTGCGCTTGGTCCACTCTTGCTCAATGCGTGAGGCTTTTTCCTCAAGTGATTCGGCTTGGTTAATGTAATCCCTTTGTGACGGCCCAAACCCTGCTTCTTGCAAGCGCCTATCCGCCATTTGCATTGCCGGGTTCTTGAGGTCTCGATACGTCCCAATGCCTCCACCAAGGAGGGCTAGGGGAAGCACGGCAAAAAAGGTCTCTGCCCTGCCGCCAATGTAATCCTTCATCAAAGCGCCAAAATCCTTGTCAGGCATATCCTCGCGGAGTGCTGCCGCCATTGTTTCGGCAAGCGGGGCAATAAGATCCTGCGCGCCCTCCTGCAAGTTCTGCTCCAGCACCTCCACGCCTACGGTGGTCAGTACCCTGCGGATACCGTTGTTTTTGATGCCATTAAGGAGTCCACCGAAGACAGGGAGCTTTCCGTTGATAGCCCCCAACTGGAGGCGATCCAAGGCGGCATTCCCGGCGCCCTCCAGATAGGAAAGTCCTTTGGCTGCATTTCTGCTCATGCCAGGGTTTTCTAGCATGATGCGGTCAAACTCCTGCGCTTGGTACGCCATCATTCCCAAAACAGGGTTGAGGGCAACGGGCGCCATGATACCAATGGAACTGGCTAAACCATAAGCGCCTCGCTCAATAGCGGAATTGTCAAAAACGGGTCTAATCGGGTCCACATCGGTTTTTGCGACATTGCGAAGCTCTCGGATCACCCCAAAAGTTTTTAGCCCATTCTCTGCTTGCGCTTTAAGGGTTGCTACTTCTTCGGGGGTTGCCTCACGCCCGGTCAGGTTAATGTTTGCAGCCGAGCCGACTGCGCCCTGCGAGGGCCTATAAACATCGTTGAGGGTAGGGGTTCCTTCCGCTTTCTTTAGCCAGACCTTGCCCGTGGCTAGGGTGTCGCGCATTTCAATGAAAGCGTCCTCCTGACCTTGAAGGGTTGCCTGCGGCACAAAATCAAATCCACGAGTGAATGACTGGCCCATGTTGATTGCAAATTGCTCAAGCGCACCCTTGTCAATGTGACCCGCTTCTGCGGCAAGTCCCACATAACGGTATACCTTTTGCCTTTCCTCTGGCGTTGATGAGGCAAGATGCTCGGCTACCTGGGCGATTCTTTCGCCATCGGTTTTGCCTTGGGTAAAATCCATGAGAGCAGAAAACGTCTCGGCGCCCTTGCCTCGGATGGAATCAATATCCTTGAGGGTTTGATTGTAGACTTGGTTTGCCTGTGCATGGTAGCCGGTATCTCCATCAATTAGGTCTTTGTGCTTGGCTTCCCATTCTTTCACATAGTCGGTAGGTAGCCCAACCAAGGCTCGGTTCTTGCCCATGCCGGTATCTTGGAAAGCCTTTAGGACGATATTGCCATAAAGCTCATTAAGTGCCGTATCCTTGCCCTTCTCTTTGACAAAATAATCCGAGAGCATGGATCGGTACTCACTCTCCGATTTGGGTGCCGGCCTATTGAGCAACACGGCAACTTGGGATTTGTAATCCTCGTACTGAGTAGCGTCCAACTCGTCCAAGGGTTTACCCATGAGGGATGCTGTTGCCCTCCAGTTCACCGTCATGTCGGTGTAGAGTTTTGGATCAATCAACGCATTGGCCTGCGTCTGGATGCCTGACATTTCTTTTGTCTGGCTTTTTGTGTCTGGCAAAACCTTGGATAAAAGGTCAACTTCCTTCATTCTTTTGCGATCATTTTCTAGTCGCAATTTCTTGTTTTCTTCCTCGTCTACGGCAATACGATCCGCCATAGAAGGTTGCTCAAGGTTTTGGTCAAGCAAGATTCTGTCAGCAAATTCGGGCGCTTGATCTGGGGCCGGTATTGGAGAGGTTAAAAACGCAGAATCCTCCTGGGGGGTAGCAGGCGATGAGGAAGTTAGTTCTTCTGGAGGCATGAAAACCTAACTTACTAACATCACTCCAGACAAAAGCAATCTGAAAAGGGGGTTGACTCAATTTGTTAACGGAACGATGCTTATTGCATGAAAACCATGACGTTACTCATTGCAATGCTGATGGCGGGAAGTGCGCTTGCAAGGGAGCCTTTTATTACTGCTGATGAGGCTCGTAAAGAAGCGGAAAAAGCCCCATCTTACACTCCACATATAGATTTGACCTCTATTAATTCAGGGGCTTGCAAGCCAGAAAAGGTAGACTACTCAATAGTCACCCTTCCAAGTGGGGAAGCTGCCTCGGTGCTGACCTACAAGTAGGTTATCCCTGCCCGTTCTCGGTGTAGCGCTTGAAGGCTACAACCTTGACGCCTTGCTTTGCCAATTCGTGAGGAGAATCTGGAGAGTACAAGTCAACTCTTCCGTAGTAATTACGAAGCCCCATTTTTCTTGCCTGTTCTGGGGTTGCGCCTCGATCATGCCAGACCTTTGTCACGACCTGACCATTGGATAACTTGAAATTAACTTTTTCCCCTGGCTTGACTCCCGCTTGTCGTAATTTTTCCTCAACATCGTAGCTTGTTCCAAAACTGTCGCGTGTAAGGTGCTTAGTAAATGCCCCTATGCCGGCGCTGCTATTCTTGTCTGGAGTCGTATCCCCAGGGTATCCGTAAGAAGTTACAGACCATGACTTGTCACCAATAGGCGTAAACCCACCATTGGAAGCCTGCGGACTTAATCCTGTTTTCAAAAAGTCCGGGCGTCTATCTACCTCGGCTTTTTTGCTATTGAGGAAATCAAGCCACCCTTTCTGATTGCCAAGGTCTCCAGCGGCTTGCTTTGCCCTTCCTGCGGCAGTTGCCGTCTCAATCACTTTGTCGGCCTCTGCGCGGGTCTTGACGCCAGAGTTGCGGAGGGTGGTTTCTACATCCTCCATCAATTTCATGACTTCAATGTTGGCCTTGGCCAACACTCCAGAAGTATCTTTTTTAACGTCTGCATCAGAGTAAAACTTTCCAAAAACCCCGCCATCACGGGCAACCGATAGCCTTTGCACTCCGTACTGAATTAGCTCGGTCTCTGGTTTGAGTCTTCCATTATTGGATGCCATTTCTGCAATTTTGGAATCAAGAGCCTTGTTGATGGCATCACGAAAAATTGAAGGAACATTTTCGTTGTTATACCTCCTGATCTCCATTGCCTCGGTAGCAGGGTCATCGGTATTTGGGTATCCCTTAACTTTCAGCATGGCATCCTTGGAGTAAGCGTCTCCTTGCGGAGTATTGAGATTCCTATCTGCAATAGAATCCCGTAAAGATGCTTTATACTTTTCGTCTTTGATCTTTTGAAACCTTGGGTCTTTTTCTACATCAACAAACGACTTGAGATTTCCAGAATTGATGTCACTAGAAATACTTCCGTAATTTTGGTCTTGCTGAACTTTGGAAACATTATTTGCGTGTTGAATCAACTTTGGTATCTGATCTTTTGAAATGTTGGGAGACCCAGGGATCTGCTCGTCTTTTGCGTACAAATCAGAAAGATATGCACTCCAATCATCGGGCCTCAAAGCAATGTCTTTATTTACATAACCAAGCTGCTCCTCTGTATTGATTTTGCTTAATTTCGTTTCGTATTGCTCTGATGAAAGACCAACGCGCATTCCCTCAAGGGCTTTCTTGGCATCTTTGTATTTTCCAGACTCAAGCAAAAAGTCAACTTGTGTTCCTTGCTTAACCAAGTCGCCGGCAACCTTTGCCTGAAAGGCGGAATGCCCAAGTCTTACCTGATCTTCAGAAGTCAGTTTTAAGAAACTTGGATAATACTTCTGCTGGACAGATACAGGAAGGGCTTGCCATGCGGGGTTCGCAACCTTTGCTTGAAACTCATTGTCTGCCCCCCTCCATGTTTCTGGGCGAGATTGATCAAGAGATTGTAGGAAATCTTCTCTTTTAACTGCATAATTCGTTGAGAACTCCGCCCATGCTGCATTGTCGTTTAGCTCTTGCTGTTTGTCGGCAAGGGTCTTTGCGGCTTTGTATACTCCTTGTCCCGCTTCGGAAACGGATGCTCCAACAAGACCGGCACTACGAGGGTCCTGTTTAGCCGATTCATATCCACGGGCAACTGCCGCCCTTTCTCCACTAAAATCCACTTTGGACAAACTGACATTGTTGACTTGCGGTGCCGCCATTGAAGAAAGGTCAGGCGCATTTGGAATCTGGCTTAAAGGGATCTGTGCCATAAGTTAGGAAATTGGTCGAAACGATAAATTCTGCATCTGGTATCCAGAGTTTGGAATTGTAGAAGCACTAGCGCCGGCAAGGTTTTGTTGGTTCCAAGAAGAAGTCATATTGCTTGTGCTTGGCTTCATAAATCCACCGGCGGCACTCAAGAGGCTTCCTGTTGCGCTTATGTACCCAGCAGTTGCCGTGTTGTTGGCCTCCTGCATGGCGTTGTTGTATGCCGCATTTGCCATTGCGCCTGACTGCCAATCGGCAACCGCAGCGCCATATTCGTATTGATGGGCAAGTTCGGCCTGCACCTGGCTTTGATAAGTCTCAAGAGTTCCTTTCCAATCGGTGTCCAATGCCGAAAGGTTGGTTTTGTAGGCAGAATCCATCCGGGCAAGTTGCGCCATTCCTGCGTTGTGGGCTTCTACCATAAGGGGGGAACCAGTATCCCCGGCTATGCCACTTGCTCCGTATGCGGCTTCCACTTGGCTTGTTGCTGCTTGTTCCTGCTCGTAGGAGCGATTTATTTGCTCAAACCCTTGCCTTTCCTGTGACCGGGCGTAGTTATGGAGAACGGCAGCATTGTTGGCGTGTTGCTGGCTCTGCGCCATTGCCACCTTGTAGTTGAGTTGGTTTTGGTACCTTGCAATCTGACCTTGAGCTTGAGCGCTTGCTTTTCCAAGACGGGCGTTAGCTGCCTGTGCTTGTGAGGAAGATATTCCACTATAAAGAGCGCCACCGACTGCAATTTCGGCGCCTCCTATTGCCAATACTCCAGCAGTCCCACCAACTGCTGCCGCACCACCGGCCACGGCAACGACAGCAAAAACCTCATAAACGGGCATCTGCCTCCACTTGTCCTCTGCTAGAGTCTGAGGAGGAATTAAGAAGCGCATGGAAGGGTCTTCCTTTCGTAGCAAGCCTGCTGAAATCCTTTTGGAAGAAGGGCTTCATCAGCAGCGTGAGTAAAGATGTCGGTAATCGTGTCGGGATCTGTTTCCTGCGTTACAAAACAACCGGCCCAGACCGTGTTCTCATGGACAAGGATTGTTCTGCGGGTGCCAGCTTTGGTAATTCCAATATGGGGTGCCACTAGCTCAACTCGATTGCCGTCTTGATCTACCAAAGAGCAGCGCCCTTCCATCAGAAAAAATGGGGAATCAAATTTGTGGACCCTAGAGCAAACAATTGTACCCGCCGGCATATGAATGACCCTGGTATAAAGATTGGGGGTAAAGATATGCTCAAGGGGCAGTTCTACTTGCGGACATTGGGCAACAATAGACTCCACGAAGTCCTGCGCCTCTTTATTATTAATGTTAGCAAGATCCATTTAAGAGTTATTTCGTATGCGAATTAAAGAGAAAAAGCAAGGATGTTAGCTCTGCGTGGCCTCGCTGACCTCAAAATTCACGACAAGGGCGGCAATAGTTAGGGGGACGGGTTGGGTTTGGCGGACATAAATGTCCACGCCATCGGCCCAATTAGAGGAAGCGTAGGCCCGTTCAAAGCCATTGAGTACTGGGGGAGAATCATCCATGTCATCGGTCAAGTATCGGGATACCAGGGGGTTCCAGTTCACGCCATCGGTGGAAATCTCTCCTCCTGTGGATTGATAGACCTTGAGGTTAATTCGGGGGATACGCATCCGCCGGCCTTGGGAGGTGCCATCTGCAAGGTTGGTGTCCACCCGTTGCGGAACAAGTTTGGAGGTGAATGGCAGGCCAATAATGGCTTTATTGACCGGCGTTTGAAGAGTGATTTGCCCACTTGTAACAACCGTTCCGACAATTGCAGGAATCACGCCATAAGTTGTGATGCTTTGGGAGGTAGCGGGATCGGTGTAGGTGACGCCACCCCATACCGAAACTGCTTTGCCTTCAAGATGGGATAGTCCCGTGATGGTTGCGGTAGCCGTTGAGTATGTTTTTGGGACGCCGGCATCAACATACCACCAATTTGCCTTGTCTGCGGTGTCTAGGGCATCACGCATACCCAAGTCAAAGCGTTCAATATAGCGCTTGGTTGATCCGTTGATGGTTCGATTAACCAGCAACCAGACCTCATCCTCTGCATTGGTTCCGTTAATGGTGGCAACCGACTCCACCAACCCATCGGTGATATGACGGGCGTATCCCACCACTTGCTGCTCACGCTCGTAGGTCATGGAAACAAGTTGCCCGTCCCCTCGTACAAACCACAAAATTGCGTCAGGGACTCTTTGGTAAGCGGTTTCTAAAATGTTGGTGCGTGTCGTATGTTCGGCAAGGGCGGTAACATCGTTGGATACCCAACTCTCACTTGCCCAGGTATAAATAAGCTCCCTGATCTTGCGACTCATGCGCTGGATGTAGAGGATTGTGTCGTTGATGATTTGCGCCCCTACATTGGATGACCCGTAGTGGGACTGCTGCCGCACATTGACGTTGGTGGGGGTGATTGGCCTTGTCTGGTCGCTTGCCGACATGGACCACTCATCAAGGGTAGTTCCAATTAGTAGTGCCGACTTGGAAACAAGCCATTGGATTTGACCCCCCGTGGTTGAGGCCAAGGTGAAGAACCAACTATCAGCATCGTAGGCTCCCTGCTTAAAGTTCTGGAAATCGTTCACATACGACCCCCACAAAGAAGACGGGTTGCTGGAGGTGCCGGCAAAGATGATGCGGCTATCGTGAAGGGCGACTGCTGCAGGGTATCCTTGAATGGAAGAGAATGCTCCCTCCCTCCATTGGGTTGTTGCGCCGGTGCCTCCAAGGGTTTTTAAAACCTTTGCCGTGACTACGGTTGAGCTTGTGTAGCCGGTGATGCGGACAAGCCCCTTGAGGGTGGGATCAAGGGGAGAAAGCATGACCCTGGGGTTGGTGCTTCCCGATACAAACCCGCTGACAACTAAACGGAATAGTGTTTCTACTTGCTCTTCTCCGCTGGAGGTAGCGTTGTAATCGCTGACACTCTTGTAGGTACGGACGGTCTTGTAAGTAGTCCCCCCGTCAATGGAAGCCTGCAAGTCCACGACTGCCGTCCATGTTCCAAAAGTCTGGAGAGACCATTTTCCAAGGATCTTGATGGTTCCGCTGGTTGCATTTGTGGAATCAATGTTCTGACTGATGTAGGTTGTCGGATTGGGGTGGGCTAACTCGTAATAGGCGCCAACATGACCACTTTGGAAAACTCCAGTTGATGCCGTGAGTGTTATTGCCGATCCCGTTGTCGCAGAAGGCGTGATCGTCGTCGTGGTGACGTTTTGATCCAGCATGGGCGCCCAATTGTTTTTGATGGAGGTGTCTCCAAAAGGAACTTCGCCAATCGTCCAAGAAGTATCCGAAATGCGGGACAGACGTTGCGGCGGATAAGATGGGTGAGTAAAGTATGCAAGGTTGTTAATTTGGCAGACTTGGACGGTTCGCAGGTCTGCTTCTTGGTAAGGGTGAACGGGGGTAGAGCCGGTTGCCGTGTTGGTATAATCCACTTGGACAGCTTCAACTGCTGATCCACCAGACTTGATGAGTGCGCCATCTTTCCAAAAACGGATGTAGCCAACTCCCAACTCCATGACGACATGGTTGGAGTCCGAGAGGTTTAACCCAATCAAGCGACAGCGGGTGGAAGATACCTTGGCATCTCCCAAATATGCGGTGCCGGCCCTTCGATTGGCTGGGCCGTAAGGGGTAATGATAAAATTCTCCAGCGTCTTGCAGGAGTTGCGGTACTTCTCAAGGTTGGTACGCGACTCAAGGTAGGGAGACCATTCCCCGGAGTTAAAACTAGAGATCAGTTGACTGATCATTAGTAGATTCCGCTATATCGACTCTTAACGAGATCCGAGTTAATCCAGGCAGGCTTGCGGCGCGGATAACCGTCTGCGGCATCAATGCGACGGGCCTCACCTAGTAGTTGCTTTAAGTCCTGCTCCAAGCGTTGCTTGATGTCCATGCTCCCGCCAAGGGGCTTTGCAAGTTTTGAGGCAATGGAAAGCGCTAGAACCTCCACAAAGATAGGGTCAAAGAGATTGGGGTCCACGATGTCCTTGATGTAAGTGATGTAGCCGGTGCTTTCATCGGTCATCAACTTGTCGCCAATGATATCAAATTCCACGTTGGGTTCATTGCTTTTGAAAGCATTGAAGGTCAGTAATCGGGCAAAGTCGGAAGGCAGTTGGTAAGCGTAATCCCAATCAAAGTCAGGAGGGGTGGCGGATTGCGCCAGTTGCGCCATTCCGGTGGCCCAATTCCATTGATGGGTACGCAGGAGGGCGGCAAGGGTGGGGGAGTAAAAGAGTTTACAGAACCGAGACTCCAAGCTCGGATCGTCCAAGGACATGATCATCTGATCGCCAATTTTTGCGAGTGCCAGGTTGCAGATGGTCGTGGAATCCATTGGCTTTTAGAAAATGTTAAAAGAAAGGGGTGAGGCCGCAGTTAGCGCAGCCCCACCCCCGACTTGTGAATACTTACTTGGTGGTGTCGCAGGAAATCTTCACGACTCCGTTTTCCAGGAGACGGGAAGCACCAATGACTGCCGTGCTGCGGATCTGCAGGGCGTGGCTCTGCGTGGGCAGAACGTCCATGTAGCTCTTCTTGCCACCATCAACGAACACCGCGCTGTTCTTCTGGTATGCGATGCACGAACGGATGCTCGATGCAACCGGCAGAAGCTCGGTGCGGATGACGTTGAAACCAAGGAAGTGGTTGACATCCCCATCAACGAGAGCGCGGACGCTGTTGAAGAGGTTGCTTGTCACTTCGGTGGTTCCGAGCAGATCAGCGATTTCCTTGGCGCTGACCACAAGGATGCGGTCTTCTGCAGGGGCCTCGTTGAGGTCAAGGATACGCTTGGCCTCGCGGATCTTGGCAATCGTCAGGGACGAGTTTGCCGCTGTTCCGCTGGAAACGTAATCCACGGCAACCTGCTGACCAACCCCGGCAATGGTGCCAGAGGCTGCGGTCTGCGAGTTGTTGACCGTGTAGGTTCCCGTTGTGCCGGTTCCCGTACCCAGACCAATGACGTAGGTGCCATTGGAGACGTTTGCTCCCTGAATCAGGGTGCCGATCCCAATGGTGCCAGAGCTAACAGCGGAAACCGTAAGGGTTGTCCCGCTGATGGCGGCAGTCATGGAATAGGCGCCTGGGAGGGCAACCGAGGAGGTGGTGTTGTTCAGACCAAAACCCGAAGAGGTGTTGGCTGTGTTGGTGACCGTGGCGCTGCCGAGGAGGGCATTGAT